ATCGCTGAAGTTCAATTCTTCAGCGATTTTTTATTTGTTTACACAAACAATTTGTAGCTTTTTAATTTATTGTTTATCGTTTTTTTCAGTTTCTTGTTTATCTTTATTATAGATAAAGTCAATTAAAATTTCTTTATTTTTTTTCTCGTCAATTTTGATTACGGAATTGCCCTTGATTTTTGCATATTTCCAAGTATCTTTTGCCGGAATTTCCTGCTGCATTATATTTGAAAGACAGGGAAGTGCCGAAAAAGCCGAAGATACTATTTCGCTTTTATTTAAACTTGTTTCAATATATGGTGCAATTTGTTTTGCAATACTGTAAAGTTTTAAAGGATTTTTCTTTACCTTATTAATGATTGAAGACATTACCGTTCTTTGACGCTCGGTTCTTTTAAAGTCGGTGTCAATTTTTCGTATTCTGCAATATGCAAGTGCCTGTTCGCCCGTGAGATTTTGCTTGCCTGCCTCCAGCGTGACATTACCATAGCGTTTTTTGTGGCTTGTAACCTCTTTTGCTTCTTTTTCGGTTACTTCGACTTCAACGCCTCCGAGTGCGTCAACTATTATTTCAAACATATTGAAATCTGCAAGTACATAGCCGTCGATTTTTACACCGAAATTATACTCAATAGTATCCTTTACTCCGTTGTAACCGCCATACGAACAAGCGGCGTTCAATCTTTGGCTTCCGTCGTGACAAGGAATATACAACCAAGTGTCACGCAAAAATGAAGTCATTTTAACGGTATTATGTTTTTTATCAATAGAAATCAACATCATTGTATCGGCACGGCTTACGCTTTCGGTTTCAGAACGGCGGTCTATTCCGAGCAGAAGAATGTTTTTTACACTTGAAGAAGACATCAAAGCATTGTTTTCAACATACTTGTTCTCTTCTTTTTCCTTATAGTTGATTTTCCCTAAAACAGAACCTGCAACAGAGCCTATTGCTATGGCAAAAACAAGCAAAACAGATAATACTGAAATAAGTATTTTTAAACTTTTGTTTTTACCTTTTTTTGTGGGTTTATTTTTAAAATTTCTGTTAAAATCGTTTCTTGCGGTTTTATTTTCGGCGTTATTAAAACTATTGTAATTTCTTTCAAACTCGTTTTCCGTATCGCTTTGCGGATAAGGCTCGAAATCGTCGTAATTTATATTGTTTGAATATTGATTTTGATAGTTGTGAGAATAATAGTTTTCATTTTCGGGAACTTTTCTGTCAAATCCGTCTTCATCAAAATCACAAGGATTAAAACCGTTGTCGTTATTAATTCTCAATTTTTTCACCTCTTTTAAAATATTACTATAAATTCTTAATCTTTTCAATTATTTTTTACAAATAAATTGTTGACAGTTAAGAAGAATTATCCTAATATACTGTATAGGCGAGTTGGCGAGGCGATTGCGTAAACTTTGTTTATGAGGAAAGTCCGAGCAGCGCAGGGCAGGATGACGGCTAACGGCCGCCGAGGGTGACCTTAGGGAAAGTGCAACAGAAATATACCGCCGTTTACGGTAAGGTTGAAAAGGTGAGGTAAGAGCTCACCGAAGAGGTGGAGACATCTCTTGCCATGTAAACCCCATCCGCTGCAACATCGACCGAAGAGTTGTTTGCCCGACACAAAACTTCTACGGATGGCTGGAGCGTTTCGGTAACGAAGCGTCGAGATAGATAATCGCTTAATACAGAACTCGGCTTATTGCCAACTTGCTATATTTAATTGGTACTTAAAAAACAGGCTCAACATTTTATCAAAGAAATAAATTATATACTGTTTGTTAAAATATAATTTACAATTAGTTTTGAAAATACATTGACTTTACTGTTAAATTGTGCTATATTAAATGTATGTTGAGGGAGTAATTCCGTGCCGTTAGGCATGAGTTAAGTCAACAACCGCCTTTTAGGCTGGCTTAATTATTTTTTAGAATGAGACTCATACATAGTATAATATTGTACTGTGTATGAGTCTTTAAATTTTTTATGGAGGTGTTCCGATGAAAGAGTATTTGAAGTCTTCGCAAGAGATAATCGACGAGGTTAAAACAAGCGAAAACGGTCTTTCTCAGGAAGAGGCTGCAACAAGACTTGAAAAAAACGGAAAGAATAAGCTCGATGAAGGCAAAAAAGAGTCGCTTATTCATAAGTTCTTTATGGAACTTAAAGACCCGATGATTATCATTTTGATTGTAGCCGCAGTAATTTCTGCAATAACTGCCGCAGTAGAAGGTACGGGCGAAGGTTATGCAGATGTAATCATCATTATGACTGTTGTTATAATTAACGCCGTACTTGGTGTTTACCAGGAAAGCAAAGCTGAAAAAGCTATTGAAGCGCTGCAGGAAATAGCGGCGGCAACTTCAAAAGTTATTCGTGGCGGAAAACAGATGACGATTAAAAGCGAAGAAATCGTTGTAGGCGATATTGTAGTGCTTGAAGCAGGCGACAGCGTACCTGCCGATTGTCGTATAATTGAGTCTGCATCTATGAAAGTGGAAGAGGCAGCATTGACAGGCGAGAGTGTTCCGTCAGGCAAAAAGTCAGATACACTTTCACTTGCTGACAATCAAAACGATGTTCCTCTCGGCGATAGAAAAAATATGGTCTATATGGGTTCAAATGTCGTTTACGGAAGAGGTCGTGCAGTTGTTGTTGCAACCGGTATGGATACTGAAATGGGTAAAATCGCTACTGCACTTACATCAGCAAAAGACGGCGATACACCGCTTCAGAAAAAACTCAATCAGCTTTCAAAGATATTGTCTTATCTTATTATAGGTATATGTATTTTTATTTTCGGATTCGACATTATCAGAAGCGTTATAACAACCGGTTCAGTTACATTTGACGGTGTATTGAATATGTTTATGGTAGCCGTTTCACTTGCCGTTGCCGCTATTCCTGAAGGTCTTGCGGCCGTTGTAACTATTGTTCTTTCAATCGGTGTTACAAAGATGAGTAAAAGAAATGCAGTCATCAGAAAGTTGACGGCAGTTGAAACACTTGGTTGTACACAGGTTATTTGTTCAGATAAAACAGGAACGCTTACACAAAATAAAATGACGGTAGTTGAACATTTTGGCGACGATGAAGAGATGCTTGCACGAGCTATGGCTCTTTGTTCGGATGCAGAGTACGATGAGGAAGCAGGCGACGCAATAGGCGAGCCTACCGAGTGTGCTCTTGTAAACTATTGTGCTAAACTCGGTTTCCCGAAATCTGAACTCAAAGCGTCTTTGCCGAGAGTTGCAGAGGCTCCGTTTGATTCAGAAAGAAAAATGATGACAACCATTCATCAGACAGACAACGGTATAGTTCAGTTTACAAAAGGCGCTCCCGATGTAGTTCTCAATCGTTGTACACACGCATTTATCGGCGGCAAAAAAGTTGCAATGACTGACGAGATTAAAAACTCTATCTTGGAAGCAAATAAGAAGATGGCTGACAGTGCACTTCGTGTTCTCGCAGCAGCCATGAAAACTCACAGCAGTGTGCCGACTATAAATACTCCGGCAGATGTTGAAAACGAACTTTGCTTTATCGGACTTACCGGTATGATTGACCCTGTAAGACCTGAAGTTGTTGACTCAATTAAAGAGTGCCGTGAAGCAGGTATCAGACCTGTAATGATTACAGGCGACCATATTGATACGGCTGTTGCAATAGCAAAGCAACTCGGTATTTTGACAGATAAATCACAGGCTATTACAGGTGCAATGCTTGACGAACTTTCAGATGAAGAATTTGATGAGAAAATCGAAAACTTCAGCGTGTATGCAAGAGTTCAGCCTGAACATAAACAAAGAATAGTAAACACATGGCGTAAAAAAGGCTATGTAACTGCTATGACAGGCGACGGTGTTAATGATGCTCCGTCAATTAAAAATGCTGATATCGGTATCGGTATGGGTATTACAGGTACAGATGTTACAAAAAATGTTGCAGATATGGTACTTGCAGACGACAACTTTGCAACTATTGTAAATGCAGTTGAGCAGGGCAGAATAATCTATGATAATATCAGAAAATCTATTCAGTTCCTTCTTGCTTCAAACCTTTCAGAAGTTCTTTCGATTTTCTTTGCAACAGTTGTAGGATTTACAATTCTTGAACCTGTTCATCTTTTGTGGATAAATCTTATTACAGACTGTTTCCCTGCACTTGCACTCGGTATGGAAAAAGGCGAAAAAGACCTTATGAAGCGTGCACCGAGAAGCAGTAAAGACGGTATATTTGCAGGTGGTATGGGTTACGATATTGCATGGCAGGGCTTTATGGTTACCGTTGTTACTGTGGTAGCGTATGTTGTAGGTCATTTTATGGAATCGGGCAGATGGGAGTTTGTAAACAGTGCAGACGGTATGACAATGGCATTCCTTACACTTTCAATGGCTGAAATTTTCCATTCGTTTAATATGCGTTCCCGTCGTGGCTCTTTGTTTACACTTAAAGGTCAAAACTTCTATCTTTTGGGCGCTATGGCAATCTCGCTTATTCTTTCAACAGCAGTTATCTATGTTCCGTTCCTCAGCGAAGCTTTTGGCTTTGAACATATCAGCGCAGCAGAATACGGTGTGGCAATGTTGATGGCAGCTTGTGTAATTCCGATTACAGAACTTGTAAAAGCTATTCAGCGTGCTATTGAAAAGAAAAAAGTGAATAAATAATTTGTCAATTTTTATTTTAATGTTTTGATAATTATTAAATGAAAAACTCCTCCGATTTATATAAATGTCGGGGGAGTTTTTGTAATGTTGTTTAATAAAAATTACTGTGCTTTTCAGTTGTTTTGTTTAATTAAATAATGGTTTTAGACTTTTTTTGTGTTTTTTAAAATTTTTTCAAAAAAAGTATTGACAATTTCTTTATCGTTTGTTATAATTCATATCGTTCCAAGCGAGAGTGGCGGAATCGGCAGACGCGCACGTTTGAGGGGCGTGTGGTAATCCCGTACGGGTTCAAGTCCCGTCTCTCGCACCAAAAAATAGCCGTTTTCAATGGTTTTTGAAACTTTTTCAAACTTGTTGAAACGGCTATTTTTCTTTATTTAAGCCAAATTTGAGATATTAACCCCTTTTCAAACTTTTTCAAACTTTTTCAATTCTGCTTGGCGTTGCAGTACTATTGCAGTACTTTTAAAGTCTGAAAAATGGCTTGTACACTGCATTTTGGGACTTTTTAAAATTTTATTGCAGTACTTTTTTATAAAAATAAGAAAACCCACCTTTTTAGGTGGGTTATATTTGTGCCATTTTAAAATATTCGTTAATCTGTTCAATGCTTTGCCGTTCGAGATTTTCAAATACATCGCAGTATGTATTAAGTGTTGTTTGAATATCTGAGTGCCCTAATAATTTTTGAAGGACTTTTGCTTGAATGCCACTTTCTATACACCTTGTAGCAAAAGAGTGCCTTAGTGAGTGACAGGTTATATCTCCGTAGATAGATTTGTCGATTATGTCATATCGCTTCAAAAATCGTTTAAAAGCGTCGTTAATTCTGACAGTTTCGATTGTCGGGAACAGCAGTTCATCTTTAGAACTTTTAACAGCGATTTTAAGCACTTCCAAAGCGTTATTACTCAACGGTATCAGCCTTTGACCTGCATAAGTTTTTGTTTTGTCAGAAATAACTACTTTATAATCTTTGTCTCGTGTCGCTGTTCTTTGAATTTGCAGCGTTTTAAAGGTAAAGTTAATATCTGACTTTTTTAAAGCGATAACTTCGCCCATTCTTGCACCTGTATATAGTGAGATAAGCACTTGATTTTTAAACTTAAAATCGTTTTCGTTTAAAGCCTTAACTAATTTTTGTTGTTCATCAACAGTCAAGGCTCTTATTTTTTTGTCCTGCTTGTCCGATTTGGGAATGTTTACCGTTTCGGCAGGATTTATATTGATTATACGCTTTCTGACGGCTTCCTTGAGCGTACGGCTAATCATAGCGTAACATTTTTTAATTACGGAGTTAGAATAGTGAGTAATCGAAAACATAAAGTCTGTGATTTGAATATCGTTTATTTTTTTGATTTTGGTGTAATAAATGAAATGCTTTTCAATTATTTTTTCGGTTTCCAAATTTCGCTTATACGAATTTTCATTAGTAATATTCGCTTTAAACTTTTCTTCGGTCATCAGGTGCATAAGTTGACCGAGTTGTATATCTTCTACCGATACATTAAGACCTGTCGCAAGTTCGTTTTGAATTTTCAATAATTTTTCTTTTGTTTCTTTTCGGGTTTTTCCGTATAAGGTCTTTCTCTTTCCGTTCGGCAAGGTTACTTGACACGCCCAAAGATTTTTACTTGCAACCTTATAAATCGAGCCTTCGCCGTTTCCTCTTGATTTTGACATTGTATCACTCCTTTTAATTTTTAAACTGGTCGAATTCGACGCCTTTAAAAAAGGGTATAAAAATACCCTGTTGAATTTTTCAGCAGGGTGTGATACAATATACTTGTTATCAGTAGGGTGTATCACACCTTGCTATATTTATTGCTTTATTCTGTTGGCACAGAGTAAGGCAATTTTTTTTTATTTACCACCTTATAAAATAACATTGCTTTCAAACTTAATTGTTGTATATTGACATATTAAAAAACATATGCTAAACTATAGATAAGTTAACTCGTGAAGGATCAGGCTGGGTTCCTGAATAGGAGTAGGCGATTGCTTAGAATTCCTTTGCCCCTGGGGTTGACTTATTTTTTTAGTTTTTCTTTGAGATTCTGAACTATATGTTCAGGATCTTTTTTTATTTCGGAAACAATAAAATCTATTGCCTGCTGAGAGTAGCTGTATTGTGGTTGAGAAAATGTTTTTGTTACATAACATAATTTTTCATTTTCTTTGATTGCGTAGTATTTACAAAAAAGATTAAAAACATAGCTGTTAAAATTTATGTTTATTTCACTTTTTTCAAGTGCTTTTTTTATTGCAGTACAACAATGCTTGCAAGTGTATTTATGTGTATCATTTGGGTCTTTTAATTCTTTTATTATTTTTATATTTGTAGAAGCATCTTTATTGACAGCTACAATTGTAGTTGCTTTGTTTTTATCCTTAGTGACATAATAATGATGATCTACTCGTATAGCAAAGCGATTATTGTTTTCTGAAATGGTAGGAATAAGTGTTTCGTTTAGTGAAATCAGTTTTTTAGCTATTTCTGCAGGATATTTTGCTCTGATTTCTTCTTCATTTATTGCATTGATATTAACAACTAATGTTAAAAAATTTTGTGGTATAACTTCAGTCATGTCAACATTGTGAAATTCTTGAATTTTTTCAATAAAATTAAAAACACAAGCTTGAAAAAGGGGGATATAAATCATTTCATATTCTTCTGTAATAAAATGTGTGCTTGTATTTCGTAAATCAATTATATGCTCAATGTTTCTTCTTAAAGGATCTTTATTATTAGTGAATACTTGTTGAACACAGTTTTCTAAAGAAATTGTTCTACTTTTATTATCCTTATAATAAATACTGCTTTCACCAAACTTTTTTATCATATAGGCTTTTAACATTAGTTCCCAAGCATTGCAAATAAAGAAACTGAAACCTTCAACTCTATATTTTATTGATGGTTTATTATAAATTTCTATCGCCATTAAAAAGGCTTCTTTTGATTTGTTAATCAGTTTTTGAACAATTTCCATTTTGTCCTCCATAACAATGAAAAAACGGAATGAACTAATGCCTATTCCGTTTTTTAGTCCCTACTTTCGGACAGACCAAAAACCGCAATGTCAATGTCGCTGCGTTCTCTGTTGTCGCCCCTTGCTCTTGAGCCGTACAGAACTATTTTGTCGGCACCGTACTTTTTGCCGATTTTTGATATTTGATTATATAAATTCATAAAATCACTTCGTTGTTTTGAAAAAATAGTTACTTTCTATTGAGCACATTTCTTGCATGGGTCATATGCATTTGATACTTCGCTCAAGTCTCTTTTCATAGCATTTTTGCCGGCACATTCTTTGCTGTAATGATATTTTTTGCCTGTAGGGGTTATGTAAACTGTTTTCCCTGTTTTGTTTGGCTTGGTTGTAGTCTTTCTTGTGGTGGTATTTTTTTTAGATGTGTTATTTTCTTTAGTTGATTTATTATTAGATGGTTTTTTGGTTGTTGTTATAGTAGTTGGAGTTGTTGTTTCTGTAGTAGTTTCTGTAGTGAGTTCTGTTGTGGTTTCTTTAATATTGTCAACAACATAAATCTTAATTGATGAAGATTTTGCAGCACCGTCAGCTGTTTCGACATAGAACTCTGTTTCACCGATTTTTAAACCTTTAATTAGTATTTCTAAAATGGTTTTGCCATTTTCTGTTTTTACATTCATACCGGTAACTGTTGCAATGTCAGGCTTGTCCACAATAAATTTAAAATCATTTGTTTTTATTATATCATCAGATTCATGCTGATGAATTTCAGCTTGAAGCATTTCACCTTTATAAATTGTGATGTCCTCAAGTTCTGTAGTTATGCTGCTTTCTGAGATGCTGATTTTGTCGATTCCTAATTGATTTGTGGATTTTTCAGATGAACCGCCGAGAATAATGAAAAGTATAAATAATAAAACAAAAGCAGAAATAATAATTGTTTTTGTTTTTTTACTCATATTTGATTTTTTTAACATAAGATAAATTCCAATCGGGAAGAAAAATATAAGCCACAATATAATTGCTGTATTACTTACTGTATCAAGTTTTGCTCCGCAATTTGAACATATTTTTGTATTTGATTCGTTAACAGTTCCGCACTTTTTACATACATTTTCGTTTGGTGTGTTAGGTAAATTATAATTATTTTGCTGGCTTGTATCAGTTTTTTTATTTTGTTTTAATGTCTTTTTATGCGAACTGCCACCGCTTGTCTTAGTATAGTACAATCCTGTGCCGGGAATACCTACACTTGCAGTTCTTCTGCCGTTTGAATTGATTGAATAACGAGCGCCTTTTGTACCAAATGATATACCCGCACTTTTTTTGTTGAAATTAATTCGCACACCTTTTCCAAGATTTATAGACTTTCTGAATCTAAATCCCATAAGTATCTCCTTTGATTTTAATATATTTAAACGAATAATAATATTCGTTTATTGTAACTCCTTATATCATTTTTACTTCAAAATATAAATGATATGCTTTTTGAATAAAATCTTCAGTGACATTGAAATATTCTGCCAACTCCCATATTTCCAAACCACGCTTGATTTGCTTTTTCAACTCATCTTTATTGATGAGTTTTTTTACTGCCCAACGGTCAGCGGTCGTTTCGCACTTACCACGGTTGTCAACAGGCGAATTTTCATTATAAAAAGCACCTGTAACACAATGCCCGAGTTCGTGAGCAATATGTACTCGTTCATCTTTGCTTGACTCCAATCGTTCGTCATCAATTCCGATATAGTAGTTGTCGTCATCTTCTAACGCCAAAGATTTACTGTTAGGCAGAAAAAATGAAAATATAGCAATGTTAAGTTGTTCAGCAAAATCATAAAGGTCATTATTCATTTTTATCACGTTCCTTAATGAATTTAGCGAATCGCTTCACTTCTTCAAGTTGTTCATCGGTTATTTCTTCATCCCCGTCGAATAAAGCGAATTTTAAAACATCATTTGAAATGAATGAATTGTTGTTTTTCTTTTTGCCAAATAGCGAGTCCATTGGCACATTAAAAAAGTCAGCAATAACTTCTAAAGTTTCGTAGTCAGGTGTTCTTGTTCCCTGTTCATAATTTCCTATAGTACTCGCAGCGACTCCAAGTTTGTCTGCTAATTCTTTTTGAGTCAATCCGTGTTTTTTTCTTAAATTAAATAATACTTCGCTAAACATATATGCACCTTCTTAATGGTTTACATTCTGCTCTTTTTTTCATAATAACACATTGCGTGTGAAAAATCAAGAAAAAAATTACACGAGTTGTGTTGACAAATTGAAATAGATGTGCTATAGTAAGTTTACTACACAAGATGTGTATGGAGGTGATTGAAACGAAAACTGAATTTACAACGAAACAAAAAGCGAAAATAATTGGAGAAAGATTGCGACATTTGCGTGAAAGTAAAAATTTAGAGCGAAAAGAAGTAGCAAATGCTACAGGACTTACTGTTTCTGCTATATCAAATTATGAACTCGGAATCAGAATTCCAAGAGATGAAGTTAAATATGTACTTGCTCAATTTTATAATGCAGACATTCGTGAAACTTTTTTTTGCTTTTAAGCTACACATAATGTGTAAAACTGTAAGGAGAAATAATGATGAACAAAGAAAGTTCAAATATTTTAGGCTGGATAACCGGCTTTGTTGTGGGCGTTTTAATAGTACTGGTTTATATACTAAAGTAAAAATAAGAGGTGTCAAGTCAAACGATAGTAAAAAGTCTAAACAAAAAAGCCGCCCGCCGAAGCGGACGACCTTTAAATGATATTTGCATATCAAGACATAAGACACCTTGATTATAGCAAATATCAAATATTAAATCAAGGAGTAATGAAAATGAAAAAAGATTGTTTAACAGACGAACAAGTCGAAAAAGAAATTGAAAGACTTAAAAAGGAAAAAACCGTTAAGTTAGCGAAAAAAGAACAGGCTTTGAAGTATAAACGCCGTCAATATATGTACTGTCTGCGAAATTTAGAAAAGCGTGGAAAACAGTTAATTGCAGACGGTATTACAGAAAGAAAACTTGAGGAAATGTACGCCGAAGAAGATTGAAAGGAAATTTAAAATGGAAAATTTACAAATATTCAAAAATGAAGAGTTCGGAGAAATCAGAACAGTAACAGTAAACAGTGAACCGTGGTTTGTCGGTAAAGATATTGCAGAGGTTCTTGGATATGCAGAACCAAGAAGTGCAGTATCTAAAAAAGTTGAAGAGTGTGATAGAGGTGTTGCCGAAATGGAAACACCTAGTGGAAAGCAGAATATGACAATCATTAATGAATCAGGATTATACGCATTAATTTTTGGCAGTAAACTTGAATCGGCAAAACGCTTCAAACATTGGGTAACATCGGAAATACTTCCGACAATTCGTAAAACAGGCGGATATGTTTCAAATGATGATATGTTCATAAATACATATTTACCGTTTGCAGACGACCAAACAAAACTGCTTTTCAAATCTACACTTGAAACGGTAAAAAAACTAAATAAAAAGATTGAAGAAGATAAACCGAAAGTCTTGTTTGCAAATGCAGTTGAAACGGCTCAAAACTCAATTTTAATTGGCGACCTTGCAAAACTCATTAAACAAAATGGTGTGAATATCGGACAAAAGAGACTTTTTGATTGGATGAGAGAAAACGGTTACTTAATCAAGAACGGCACGAGCAAAAATATGCCGACGCAAAAAGCAATGGACTTGAAACTGTTTGAAATTAAAGAAAGAACAGTTAATAATCCCGACGGTTCCGTTCGCATTACCAAAACAACAAAAGTAACAGGTAAAGGTCAAAGTTATTTCATTAACAAGTTTTTAGTGAGGAAGGAAGTTGAACAATGATACAGAATTTAATGCAGAGTAACAGAAATGTTACATATCAAATCAACATCAGCAGTTCAGACCTACTGAACGACGAACATCTTTCAACAACCGAGTGGGCAGAGGAACTTGAATGTACCAATGACCACGCTGCAAGACTGATGATACAGGCAGGCAGAACTAAAATCGGCAAAACATATTATACTTCAAGGCTTGCTATGAATGCCTTGCTTTTGAAAGGCAGTGAGGAGTGATGAAATGACCAATTTAGAAGTGATTGTCAAATTACTTGTTGACGAAGTAGAAAAAATAAAAAAAGAGACTGACAAAACATTTAAAATGTCTGAACTTGAAGCGATTGTTAAATCACTTTCCAATGAGGTTTTAAATTTAAAAACCGTAACAAATAAAATAAACAGTTTCATACTTGCTTTAGAAATAGTTTCAGCGATTGTCGGAGTGATTATATTATTGAAAATCTTTATATAAGAAAGGAAGCTCAAAATGGCGATAGTTTACTTATGTATGTCAACGGCGGTAATCTGCTTTGTTCTGTTTGTGCTGACGGTTGACAGCCTTGTTACCTCGTTTTTTGCAATACCGTTGTTGTTTTTCGCTTGCGCATTGCTCAGCGGTCTTGCAGCGGTTGCGGTCCTTCAGAGGTTACAACTTGACGAGGAGCAAAAAATCAAGGAAGAACAACAGAGAATTATTAAATATCTTGTTAGAACGAGCGATTGGCGAGAAACAGCAGAACTCGCTTTAGAACATAAAGACGAGGTGGAAAAATGAAGTGCTTAAACGGTAAGTGTTCACAAGGAATATGGGATTGCTGTAGAGATTGCAAAGAAAGACCGCATTGCACCGACGCTTGCAGTTTTGCAACTGACAAAGACTGCGAAGAACGATACGAGCCACGCCACGATATGTGGAAGTTCGCAATCGAAAAACGCTTTGCAAAGAACAGATTTTTGATTTCATACCGACAAAATAATAGCAAGGGCGAAAAAATGAGCATTGAATTGATGAAGTGCGAGCCACTTGAAGTATGGCGAAAAAGTAAGTCTGTTCCCGTTGATTTGAAAGAGTATTGGTACATAAATGTGTACATAAAAGACAGACGAAATATTGAAAAATTCGGCAACAATCCGATGATTTTAAACGGTTCGGTGCATTTTAGGTGGGTGCTTGAAGCAACAGAAGAAAACGCTGTTTTACTTTTGAAAGAATGTGAAAAAAGATTTCACGCAGAGGATGATATTTGAAATGGTTACAATGAAAATATTAAAAACTCGGGATGAATGGCTTGAAAACAGAAAAAACGCACTCGGAGGTTCAGACATTGCTGCAGTTATCGGTGCTAATCCGTATATGTCAAATGTTGACCTTTGGAAAATTAAAACAGGAAGAAAAGAGCAGAAAGACATATCAGACGAGCCGTTTGTAAAGTACGGTACAGAAGCCGAAGCACCGCTCAGAGAACTGTTTAAACTCGATTTTCCGAAATATGAAATGCATTATGCCGAAAACAACAGTTGGACAAACTCAAAATATCCGTTCGCACAGGCAAGCGTTGACGGTTGGCTGACAGATGAGTTTGACAGATTGGGTATTTGGGAATGCAAGACTACAAACATAGTCAACAGTTTAGTCCGTGATAAATGGAACGGCGGTATTCCGCAGAATTACTACTGTCAATGCCTGTTCTATATGGCAGTTCTTGAAGCAGATTTTTGTGTTCTGAAAGCACAACTTAAAAGCGAGTTTGACGGCGAAGTCAGAATTGATACACGGCACTATTTTTTTGAAAGAAGAGATGTTGAAAACGATGTGGAATATCTGATGAAAAAAGGTGCGGAATTTTGGGAATATGTTAAAAATGACAGAATGCCCGATTTAATTCTGCCCGAGATTTGAAAGGAATTTTAAACAAATGGAACTGAAAATATACAGTCCGACTGCGGACAAGCAGATTGAAAAAATCAAGTGGAACAACGAAGAACTAAAAAAGGAAGTCGCACAACAGCTCGAATATTACAAGAATATTGTGTATGACGAAACGGAAAAACCAGAAGCAAAAAAAGATAAGGCAAAACTCAATAATTTCACTGGAGCAATTAAAGATGCCTGCAGAAAAATAAAAAAACAATGTCTTTTACCGTATGAGATTTTTAAAGAAGAGGCGGATGAAATTATCGGAATGTGTGACGAGGCAACTTCATCAATCGACAGTCAAATAAAGAATTTTGAACAGGCAAGGAAAGACAAAAAACTTGATGAAATCAAAGGCTTGTTCGTGTCTGCTGAATTTCCCGAGTGGGTAAGTTTTGAACAGATTTTTGACGAACGGTGGCTGAATGTTTCCGTTTCTGTCAAGAATATTGAAACACAAATCAAAAACGCAAGGGAACAAATCGAAAAAGACCTTGAAATGTTGCGTGCGTTGCCCGATTTTGCCTTTGAAGCCGAACAGATATATAAACGCACCTTTAATGTACAAAAAGCGATTACAGAAGCAAAGACGGCTTACGAACTTCAAAAAGCAAAAGAAAAATACGAGGCTGAACAGAAACAAGCACTTGAAGAACAGAAAAATCAAGATAAACAGCCTGTATCCGTTTCAATGCCTGTTGTTGAACAACCTGCAATAACTGAAACAGTACACGAAGAACCTAAAAGAGCGTGGTTATCGTTTAAGGCAAATTTAACAGTAGATGACGCACTTGCGTTGAAAGAATTTTTTAACAGCAGAAATATTGAATTTCAATCAATATAAATTTAATTTTACATACGAAAGGAATTTTAAAAAATGGCAATTTCAAACTCATTAACAAAATCAAAAAGAAACACAAGTCTTGCTGCGTACTTGACACAAGAAGCAGTAAAAAATCAAATCAGCAACATAGTCGGCGGAAGAAGTCAACGCTTTATTTCTGCGATTGTGTCAGCCGTAAACACAAACCCGCAACTTCAGGAATGCACAAATCAGTCTATCGTATCGGGTGCGTTGCTTGGAGAAAGTCTTAATCTTTCTCCCTCTCCTCAACTCGGGCAGTACTATCTTGTTCCGTTCAACGACAGAAACAAAGGCAAGGTTGCTCAATTTCAACTCGGTTACAAAGGCTACATTCAACTCGCTATTCGTTCTGGACAGTATAAGAAATTAAATGTTCTTGCTATCAAGAAAGGCGAACTTGTTAAGTTTGACCCGCTCAATGAAGAGATTGAAGTTAATCTTATGCAAAACGAGGAAGAACGAGAAAATGCCGAAACAGTCGGATATTATGCAATGTTTGAGTACACAAACGGATTCCGTAAGGCTATCTATTGGAGCAAAGCAAAGATGGAAGCACATGCAATGCGTTATTCAATGGGTTACAGAGCGAAAAAAGGCTATACATTTTGGGAAAAAGATTTTGACGCAATGGCATATAAAACAATGCTTCGTCAGTTGATTTCCAAATGGGGAATTATGTCAGTTGATATGGTTAACGCTTTTGAAAATGATATGGCAGTGCTTAACGAGGACGGCTCAAAATTCTACATAGATACTGACGAAACGGAAGAAGTCGTTGAAGTAACAGAAGAACCCATTACCGAAGAACAAACGGAAGAAACAGACCCTGCAAAAGCACTGTTTGGAGAGTAAGAGGAACAAAAAAATGTACAGATATACGGAATTGAAATTTGACGGATTTGAAAGAAATTTGCAATTCAAGCGCAGACACTTTGACGGTTTTCAATGGCGTTTTAAGTTTGAAAATGGTTACGGTGCAAGCGTTGTTAAATTCGGCGGTTCGTATGGCTATCGTAAAGATTTATTTGAACTAACCGTTTTTAAGGGCAATAAAATCTGCTACGATACACCGATTACAAGTGATGTTCTCGGATATTTGACAAATGATGAAGTGCTTAAAATACTCGGTCAAATTAAAGATTTAAAGGAGTGTAAATATGCTTAACAATGTTGTGCTTATGGGCAGATTAACATTTGAACCCGAACTCAAAGTAACACCGTCAGGTGTATCGGTTGTTCGTTTCGGAATTGCTGTTGACAGACGGTATCAGCAACAGAATGCAGAGAAAAAAGCAGACTTCATAGACTGCGTTGCGTTTCGGCAGACGGCTGAATTTATTGAGAAATATTTTCATAAAGGCAATATGATAGCCATTGAGGGTTCAATTCAAACAGAAAACTATGTTGACCAAAACGGAACAAATCGAAAAAGTGTATCAGTTGTTGCAAACAATGTTTCTTTCTGTGGCTCAAAGTCTGAAAGCAACACACAGAATACTGCACCTGCTCAATCAAATTCTCAAACATTTACACCGAACGAAGCAGAATTTGAAATTATTGAAGATGATGGTTTACCGTTTTAAGAGGTATAAAGATGAACAGCAGAAACAAAGGAGCAAGAGGCGAGCGAGAACTCGCCTTAAGGCTTAAAGAATATGGTTTTGATTGTCGAAGAGGACAACAGTATTGCGGTGCAAACGGCGACGCTGATGTTGTCGGATTGCCTAAAATACATATCGAATGTAAGCGTGTAGAACGGCTTAATTTGTATGACGCAATGGCACAGGCTTTATCGGACGCAAAAGACGGCGAAACGCCCGCTGTCTTTCACAGAAAGAATAATTGCGAATGGCTTGTTACCGTCAGAATTGATGACTTTATGAAAATGTACAAGGAGTGGTTGTGATTGGCTGAAAAAAGGTTTTATTGGCTGAAATTATCCGAAGATTTTTTCAAGTCGAGAGATATAAAAAAACTGCGAAAAATAGCAGGCGGAGATACATATACAATAATCTATCTCAAACTACTTCTTTTGTCGCTCACAGACAACGGATATTTATATTATGAGGGTGTTGAGCCTACATTCGCCGAAGAAATGGCACTTGCCATTGATGAGGATGAAGAAAATGTTGAAGTAACGCTTAATTACCTTGAACAGCGCGGACTTTTAGAACGAAAAACACTTGATGAATATATTTTAACAGAGTGTGCTGAAATGACAGGAAGTGAAACATCTGCTGCAAGGCGTATGAGAAAAACAAGAGAAAAAAAGGCATTGAACGAAAAGACAGAATGTAACAATGTTACGCTTGAGTGTAAAAATGAAACAAACTGTTACACTGATGTTACAAACTGTTACACAGAGATAGATATAGATAAAGAGAAAGATAAAGAGAAAGAGCAAGATTTAGATTTAGAGACAGAAAAAATCTTAAAAATATATGCAAAAACAAAATTACCCAAACTCAACTTTATCTCTGATGAATTGAAAACAAAAATCAAAAACAGTTTGCAACAATTCAAAATTGAAGATTTTGAACTTTGCTTCAAAAAAGCCGAAAACAGTTTGTTTCTGACGGGAAAAAACAATCTCGGTTGGAAAGCAAATCTTGAATGGTTTTTGAAAAATGACAATATGGCAAAGGTCCTTAATGGTAACTATGACAACAGACCGAAAAACGAACTTGAAAATCAACCGTCGTATAACCTTGAAAAAGTTAAACAAAACGCTGTTAACAATACAGATATTTTTTAGGAGATATTATTTATGGATAACTGTTTCAGTTTTAGACAAGCAATGGCAATTTGCCACGAAATAAACAGTGATAAATATTCTGACGAAGATATGGCTATGGAATTTAAGTTTTGAGGTGGAAGAATGACTAATTTTGAAAAAATTAAAAAAATGAATATCGAAGAAATCGGCGAAGATAAAATAAAAAAATATCTTTTTGAGGTGAGAAAATGATTAAATTAGATGTCAAACCATATTGTCAAGACTGTAAAGAATTTAAAGTTGAATGCGTAGGTGTTACGAGTGAATATTGGGAGCCAAACGAATTTTTAATACGATGTAAATATGCTTCAAAATGTAAACGCATTTGCGATTATTTGACAAAAAAGAGGTGGAAGAATGATTGAAGATGAAAAAACAAAATTCAACTGCTATTTCTATGACTTTAAAAATAAGAATTGCAGAATATTGAGAAAGTTATATTGCGAAAACGAAAGCAACTGTAAGTTTTTTAAAACTTCTGAACAATATGAAAAGGAAAAAGAAAAATATGACTACTAACGAAGAGAAAATCAAAAAACTGAAATCGTACCAAAACTCTTGGAAAGAAATTCAGAGGCTTGAAGATGAGATAGAAAGGCTTAATTCACAGGCACAAAAAATTACTCAAACTCTCTCAAGTGCACCGTCGGGACAGGGTAAGTCTGACAGAACCGCCATAGTCGATAAGATTATCGAACGCAAAGAAGAATTGCAACTTGCCATCGAAAGAGCGAAAAGAGAATGCAATGAAATTGAGCAGATAATCAATAGTGTTAAAAATCCGTTATACAAAAGAATATTGAAATGGCGATACATAAACGGTGTGAGTTTTAAAAAAATTGCAGAAAAAGAAAATTATAGCCACAGATATGTTGTAGAAATGCATTTAAAAGCCGTGGAATCTTTAAAAATTTAGAAATACATCATATTTTCCGTACAAATCTCACTTTTTCTGCAACTGAAAGTATGTTAATATTATAATGCAGGAATAATAAAAAAACAGTATTCTTGTTATACCTCACAAAAAACATCTTGTTATGATTTGAAAACCTCAACTGCCTTTCGGGTTTGTTCAAATATTGCAAGGTGTTTTTTGTTTTTGTTAAAAATTAGAAAAGGAGTGTTGCGGAGTGGCGAAAAAAATGACTGTGAAACAAAAACGCTTTTGTGATGAATATTTGATTGACCTGAACGCAACACAAGCAGCAATCAGGGCGGGATATTCAGAGAAAAATGCGAATAATATTGCAAGTGAAAACTTGGCAAAACCCAACATTAAAAAATATATCTCTGACCGCATGGCAGAAAAAGAGTCTGAATTGATAGCTACACAGGACGAAGTTTTAAAATATTTAACTTCTGTATTACGTGGCGAGTCACGCTCGGAAGTAGTCGTTGTTGAGGGTGTCGGCGAAGGATGTTCTGAAGCTCGGCTTATTAAAAAAGCACCTGAGGAAAAAGAACGGCTTAAATCTGCTGAACTTCTCGGTAAACGCTATGGCTTATATACTGAAAAAATTGAAACCGATGTTGATATGGAGTTAAATATCAACATTGATTATGGGGTAGAACAATGTCAAAAGTAAATGTTTTAGGAACCGAATACACGATTATTGAGAAGAAAGTTGAAGAAGATGAGATTTTAAAGACGGCAGATGGATATATTGACAAGACAACAAAAGTAATTGTTTTACTTGAACTTACAAAAGATAATTGTGAGATTAAGAATGTTGATTGGTACAAAAGAAAAGTTTTACGGCACGAAATTATTCACGCTTTTTTTTATGAATCAGGACTTGCGGAATCAAGCAATAGTGTTGATTCATGGGCTATGAATGAGGAAATGGTCGATTTCTTTGCATATCAATTCCCAAAGATATTAAAAGCATTTAAAGAAGTTGACTGCTTATGAATATAACCGTTCAAATGAATCCGATATTTAAAGAGGTTGACCGTTGCCAAAAACGTTATATTGTGATGAAAGGTTCAGCCGGAAGTGGTAAAAGCGTTGACACAGCACAAAATTATATTTTAAGGCTTATGCAAGACAAAGGGCGCAATCTTTTGTGTGTACGTAAGTCTGATATAACTAACAGAGACAGTACCTATGCAGAACTTACAGGTGCTGTTTACCGTATGTTCGGAGAAAATGCGAACAAGTATTGGCAGATAAAACAAAGTCCTATGATGTTGGAATGTAGGGCAAACGGTAATCAAATTATTTTCCGTGGTGTAAATGATGAAAAACAAAGAGAAAAGTTAAAATCTATAACTTTTAAAAAAGGCAAACTTACTGATGTATGGATAGAAGAAGCGACAGAGATAACTCAAAACGATTTTGAAATTATAGACGACCGTTTGCGTGGCGAACTTCCTAAAGGTCAGTTTTATCAAATCAGATGCACTTTTAACCCTGTTAATAAAAATCACTGGATAAAAAAAGTATTTTTTGATATATCAGACCCCAATGTTATGACACATCACAGCACTTACTTAAATAATCGCTTTATAGATGATGCATATAAACAGAGAATGGAACGCAGAAAGAAGATTGACCCCGAAGGCTATCGTATTTATGGCTTAGGAGAATGGGGCGAAATAGGCGGTCTTATTCTATCTAATTGGGAAGTAGCGGAAATATCGCAAGACTTACAAGATTATGATGATATAGCAATCGGGCAAGACTTTGGTTTTAACCATGCCAACGCTATTCTGCTTTTAGGTTGGAAAGATGATAACATTTATGTTCTTAAAGAAATATATCTTTACGAAAAAGATATGTCTGAAATAATTGAAATCGCAGATAAACAAGGACTTCCGAAAAACATAACTATGTATTGTGATTCGGCTGAACCTGACAGAATAAAAATGTGGCAAAAAGCAGGCTACAGAGCAAGAAAGGTAAAAAAAGAAAAAACAACCGACAGACGAAAGTATCAGGCTGTACAAATAGATTGGCTGAAGCAAAGACAAATTTTTATTCATCCGTCTTGTATCAATACAATTAAAGAAATAGAACAATGGAAATGGAAAATGGATGAGAGAACAGGCGAATACATAGACGAACCCGTACCGTTCTTTGACGATGCAATGGCCGCCATGAGATACGGTGTTGAAGGTTGGCGAAAAGGCAAATGGATAATATGAATTTATAAAAAATGTATTTATAAGTACTGTTTAGACAGTGCTTTTTTGTTTAATACAGATTAGCTTCGGGCAACACGCACAACATCAGCGGTTTTCATACTTTTACCGTTATACCTCCTTCCTTTCCTAAAGGCATCGGCAGGATGTCTTAATATGGTGTTGGCGTGTTTGCCGTTTTTATTTAGGAGTAAAAAATGAAAGATAAAATAATTAAATACTTTAAAGAAAATAAATTGCCTAAACCTGTAACTATAAATCATATAGGACGGTGGGCATACGGAGAATGTTATGCTGTTACTTGCGGAATAATACGATTGAAAAAATATTGCGTGTATTTTAATGAAAACAATGAAATTAAATCGGTAAGAAAGAGGTGAGCAAATGTTAAAAGTATCTGAAATAAAAAGTTTTATAAGCAATGATGAAGCATCCGACAAAAAGAAATTTGCACGAGTTGGACAAGACTATTATGAAGGTAAGCACGATATTTTAAAATCGAGATTGTTTTATTATAATGCCGACGGTAATCTTGTTGAAGATACTACTCGTACGAATGTCAAAATATGTCACCCTTTCTTTACTGAATTAAGCGAACAGTTATCAGCTTATATGCTTTCTTTCAAAGAAAATCCTATAAGAGCAAAAGATAATGCAAAGGGTCTTCAAGGATTGCTTGATGAATACTTTGACGATGATTTCTATTCGGAATTGGGGGAACTCATTACAGGTGCATATAACAAAGGATTTGAATACATATATGCTTATGTAGATTCAGACGGCAAACTTGCTTTTCAATGTGCCGACAGCCTTGGAGTTGTTGAAGTTAGAGCAAAAGATACAGATGATAAGTGTGAATATATAATCTATTGGTATATTGACAGAGTTGACAAAGGTAATAAAAAAATAAAAAGAATTCAAGTGTGGAGTACGTCAGAGGTTTATTACTATGTTCAATCAGGAAACGGAAAGATTATACTTGATAAAAGCGTTGAACTAAATCCACGACCACATACAGTGTTCACAGAAGGTAAAACAGGCACAAAGAAAGGATATTCCTTCGGATTTATTCCCTTTTGGCGATTGGACTATAACAAAAAACAAATAAGCGGTCTGAAGCCTATTAAATCATTGATAGACGACTATGACATGATGGAGTGTGGTATCTCAAATAATTTAGCAGACTTCGATACACCTCTTCATGTTGTTTCGGGATTTCAAGGCGATAATTTAGACGAACTGCAGCAGAATTTAAAAACAAAGAAAATAATCGGTGTTGATGAGGGCGGCGGGGTAGAAGTAAAGACAGTTGATGTTCCGTATCAGGCACGAAAAGCGAAAGCCGATGAAGATGAAAAGAACATATATCGTTTCGGAATGGGTTTCAACAGTTCACAAGTGGGCGATGGAAACATAACAAATGTTGTTATTCGTTCTCGATATACACTTCTTGAGTTAAAAGCAAATAAATTAGAAAAGCATTTAAAAAAACTGCTTAAACAGATTGTGAAAGTAGTGCTTGACGAAATAAACAAAAACAACAAAACGGCATATCAAATATCAGATATTAAATTCGATTTCGTCCGTGAAATAATGACGAACGAAACCGAAAATTATTCAAATGAGAAAATCAAAGCAGAAACACAACAGATACAGCTTAATTCGATTTTGAATGTTGCTGCTAATCTTGATGACGAAACAGTCGTAAAAGCTATATGTGATATTTTGGATATTGATTATGAAGAAATAAAAGACAAATTACCGCAGAATACTGATGATTTAATTAATGCCGAAAAAGATTTAGAACAGATTGAAACAAAACATGTTAGCGAAACGAAAGTAAAAGACGAAGCAGAAGAGACTATCGGAAAACAATTAAACGGTGCACAGACAAAATCTTTAATATCTGTTATTGAACAGTTAAATGCAGGTGTTTTAACAGAATCACAGGCTGTTAATATTATTGCTATATCGCTTGCATTAAGCACTGAAAAGGCAAGACAGTTGTTATCTTTGGATGTGGTAAAATAAGAATTATAAAAGGAACAGAAAATAACAATGTTTTGAGGTAAAAAATGAATAAGCGACAAAAAGAAACGCTGAAAAATGAATTAAAAAACGAAAAAGCAGTTTTAAATGATATAAAAGCCGTTTATGAACAAGCTATGCAGGATATAGAACAAAAAATCGAGAAAATGCAGGCAAGAATAAGCGCAAACCCCGAAGACACGGCGGCAATATATCAAAAACAGTTTCAGCAGGCTTTAAAAAAGCAAGTATCTGCCACATTGGATGTTTTGAACTCAAATCAGTATGATAAGATACAAGATTATTTGCAGAACTGTTACGAAGACGCTTTTATTGGTACTATGTATGACTTACAAGGGCAGGGAATACCGCTTGTGTTACCGATAAATCAAGAAGAAGTTGTAACAGCAATACAACATGACACCAAACTAAAAAAGCCGTTATATGAAGCGTTAGGCTATAATGTGGATAATCTAAAAAAGATAATAGCAAGTGAAATAAGCCGTGGTTTTGTCAATGGCTATATGTATTCTCAAATTGCGGATAATATACGGCGACACGGCAAAGTATCAATGAATAAGGCTTACACCATAGCACGAACCGAAGGACACAGGATAACCGAACAGGCAAGAGAGAACGCTCGGCAAAAGGCAAAAGAAGCGGGTGCAGACATTGTAAAGCAGTGGGATTCAACAATGGATAAGAGAACCCGAAAGACACACGCAATGCTTGACGGTCAAATCAGAGAACTTGATGAGCCTTTTGAAGTGAACGGACACAAAGCAATGTATCCTGGTGCTTTCGGTATTGCAAAAGAAGATATAAATTGTCGTTGTGCTTGCTTGCAGCGTGCCAAATGGGCGTTGGATGAAGAAGAACTAAACACACTTAAAGAGCGTGCAGAGTATTTCGGAATTGACAAATCAAAGGATTTTGACGATTTCAAACAGAAGTACTTGAAGTTGCTTGATAAAACTGATAAAATGAAACTGAAAGATACATTTTATAAACCCATAAATAGTTCTGATGAACATTATCAAAAATGTAAAGCAATGTTTGAAAAAGCAAATGTTTCTTATGTTCCTATTAAACGACACACTAAGAAAATGACAGATGATGAAATAATCAAAACACTTGCAGGATGGGACAAGACAGACGGCTCTTGTGCTTCTGTTGGTTTTGCATATCTTGGTCAAAAACTTGGATTTGATGTTCGTGACTTCAGGGGTGGAAAAAGCATGAAGATCTTTAGAAGTTGGGACAACCTTGAATCATTTGTGAAAATGGAAGGTTTGAAGGTACTAAGGACAAAAGGTGCTTGTTCATTAACTGTTGGGAACAGGCTTCTGAAACAGGTTGAAGAAGGAAAAGAATACTATTTATGTGTTGGTCGACATGCTTCAATTGTTAGAAAAAAAGATGGTGTTCTTCAATATTTGGAATTGCAAGCAAGTCTTGAAAGTGGTGTTGGTGGTTGGAAAAATTTCAATGGAAATCCAAAATATACTTTAAATCACAGATTTGGTTGCACTAACACTTCAAATTCATGGCATGAAAAACTTGATTTCATGATTGACCTTGATAACAGTGAATTCAACGAAGATGAAATTCAATCACTACTTGGGTTTATTAATACCAATGTTGGTGAAGAAATGAAAGGCGAAGGCGGTAATATAAAATGATGTGGTACAAAAACAACCCTGATGATAAGATATGGTGGAAAGACACATCTGAAAAATGCGTTGGTGAATTTGTGTTTTCTTTCGATAAAAAAACAGAATTCAACATGTTCAGAGATTATCCACATGCATTGACATCAGAACAAAAAGAAATCTTTGATGAAGAAAACCCATATTGGAAGAACTTCTTCAAAGATAGAATTTTGAAGTAAGGTGGTGATTATTCTGAAATCTATTACATGGATAAATATGGAAATCCCACTGATGAAGATGAAGCAGTTACTTGTATTATTCGTGAATGCAAGTCTGATGGAACACTTCTGAATGAAATACATGGTGTGGTTTAATGTATTAAAAGCATCCTTGAAGGGTGCTTTTTTAATGCCTAAAATAATTTAATTAAGTTTAAAAAAGAGTGGCTTTGAAGTGACTCTTTTTTTAATATTCGCCACAGTCGGCGTAAAAAGACTGTTCTTTATTAACTATTCGAGAACAAAACTCGTAAAAAATGTAGATAGGAGAAATAATAATGAACTTAAAGGAAATTTTAAAAAACAACGGTGTTGCAGATGACAAAATTAAAAAAATAACTGATGCAATGAAAGAAAACAAGATATTTACTTCAAACGAAGAAAATATTGACATCAGATACGGTAAATTAAAAGAAAATTTTGACAATCTGACAACACAACACACAGAAGCTACAAAGCTTATTGAAGAATTGAAAAAAGGAACTGCAGGCAACGAAGAACTTCAAGGCAAAGTTACAGCTTATGAAACACAGATATCCGCTTTGCAGGAAGAATTGCGCCAAACTCAAATTAAATCAGCGGTGAAAGTTGCACTTTTAGGCGCCAAAGCAACCGATGTTGATTATTTGATTTTTAAACTTAAAGAAAAAGGCGAACTTGAACTTGCAAAAGACGGCACTGTTAAAGGTCTTGATGATAAGATTGCCGAATTAAAGACACAGTTCCCAAATCAGTTCGAAAAAGAAACACAAAATCAAAACACTATTGAAGTTAACACTTTGCCAAATCACAATGATAACAGCAGTGTTACAAAAGACGAGTTTGAAAAAATGGGTTATCAGGACAGGCTGAAACTTTATAATGATGATCCTGAAACTTACTCGGCATTGTCAAAAGAAGATTAACTTACAGAAAGGTTAAAAAGGTAAATAATATGGCTAATCAAACAACTATGATTAAAGATTTAATCAATCCACAGGTTATGGCTGATATGATTTCAGCAAAAATTGAAAAGAAAATTGTTGTTGCTCCGTTTGCAAAAATTGACACAACTCTTGTAGGGCAACCCGGAGATACAATTACAGTTCCGCAATATGCATATATCGGCGATGCGGTAGATGTAGCCGAAGGTGTTGCAGCCGAAACTGTAAAACTCACAACAACTACTACAACTGCAAAGGTTAAAAAGGCAATGAAAGCGGTAGAACTCACAGACGAAGCAGTTCTTTCAGGTTACGGTAATCCTATCGGAGAAACAAACAACCAACTTGCAAAAGCAATTGCTTCAAAAGTTGACAATGATGCTATGGATGCACTGCAGAAAGCACAGTTAACATTTGGAGACGGCACTCAACCTATATCGTATAGCGGAGTAGTAGATGCTATTGACATTTTTGAAGAAGAGGTAAATTCCGAAAAGGTTATATTTATTCATCCAAAACAAGTTACGCAACTAAGAAAAGACCCTGATTTTATTGCAAGAGATAAATACGGCAATCAGGTTATGATAGACGGAGAAATAGGCATGATTGCAAACTGTCGTGTTGTTCCTTCTAAAAAAGTACCTCTTGACAGTGGTTCTGCTTTTTATCAAAATCCAATTGTCAAACTTCAAAGCGATACAGAAACAGAAGAAGATGCACCTGCACTTACTATTTATCTGAAAAGAAATACAAACGTTGAAACCGATCGCGTTTCTCTTTCGAGAAAAACTGATGTTTCTGCTGATAAGCATTATACCGTTGCTCTCTCAAATGCTTCAAAAGTGGTTATTGCAAAATTTAAAAAAGCAGGAAAATAAGAGGGCGTTTTAAATGATTGTAAGTGTTGAAAAATTAAAGCAACATATAACAACTGCTCTTGATACTCCGGTGCTTGAAGAAAAACTTCAGGCACTGGAACTTTTGGTGCGAAAATATACCAATAATAACTTCCAAATGCGAAACGCACGCATTGTTTGCAGCGTCGATAAAAATAAACTTTATACAGTTAGGGAAGTACCGTTTTTTAAAGTCGGAGACACAGTACAAATTTCCGAATCGAATATAAATGATGGTATTTATGTTATTGATTCAATCGATAAGGACAGCATTGAATTAAATAAGATGATTTATGACGAAAGTCATTGTCTTGTTACACTTATTAAATATCCCGATGATATACAAATGGGGGTTATTAATTTAATGAAGTGGGAACTTGAAAAACGAGAAAAAGTAGGTATTGCATCAGAAACGATTTCAAGGCATTCTGTAACATATTTCAGCATGGATAATGACAACTCGTTAATGGGTTTCCCAAAGTCTCTTATGGGTTTCCTAAAGCCGTATATAAAGGCGAGGTTTTAAATATGATAGGTGGCAATGTTGTTGCTGTATTGCAAAAGCAAGACAATGTTAAAATAAATAGCATAGGTGAGCAAGAACTTTTGTATAGGACAACTAATGAAATAAAAGGTTTTCTTGATTTATCAGGCGGTGATTCAAAATATACAAATTATAATGCGAAAATTCAAGAATCAACACATTTATTCATTTGCGATTATATTAAACTTGACAAATCTGTAAAAGCAGAAAACAGCAGAATGATTATTGACGGTTTGTATTATGACATAATGCTTATTGATAACCCGATGAACCTATGCGAACAGTTGGAATTCTATTTGAAATACACAGGGGGTCAGTAGAATGTCGGCAGAAGTGAAATTTGAAGACAACAGCTTTCAAGTAAAAAAAGAGTTGCAAAATGCTTGTGTAAGTTGGTTGCACGAAGCAGGCAGCGAAATTCAGTCGCAGGCTATGAGAAATACACGAGTTGACAGCGGACAAACCAAAGGCTCTTGGGGATATACAGTTAATGCTTCAAAGGGAGAAGCAACAATCGGTTCAGTTTTGCAGAACGCTGTATGGGAAGAATTCGGCACAGGACAATATGCGCTTGAAGGTAACGGAAGAAAAACTCCTTGGGTGTATAAGGATCGAAAAGGTAAATGGCACAAAACTGAGGGAAAACGAGGAACAAGAGCATTGTTTCGAGCATTCAGTCAGTTAAAACCAAAATTGGAAGAGTCTTTAAAAAAATATTTAAGGGGTTTAAAATGACACAGGAAGCATTAAATTTTATAAGCGATACTTTAAAAGAAATAGAAATCCCTTACAGTTTTATGACTTGGAATAGATATCCTGTACCGAACCCTTATTTTATCGGCGAGTATAATGAAACAGAGCCAACAACAGAAGACGGTTTGCAAGAATCAACATTTATTTTGACAGGCACAACTCGAGGAAGTTGGCTAAGTTTAGAACAAGCAAAAACTAAAATAAAAAATGCTTTCAAATCTATTGAAGGCAAAACAGCCATTCTTAAATCAGGTTCGGGAGTGGCTGTTTTTTATGCGAATTCATTTCCTGTTCCTACAGGAGATGAAGAATTTAAACGAATACAAATAAATTTAACAGTAAAAGAATGGAGAGTTGAGTAAATGGCTAAACAAAACGCTTTATCAAGCGGAGTAACAGCAAAAACTCCTAAAGCAATGCTTTTTGGAGCAGGCACAGTTCATAAGGGTTTAAAATATACAACAGACACAGGTTGGAATTTTAAGGAATCTTTGTTCGGCGCAACAAGCGATGGCAATAAACTTTCAATCAAACCAGAAATAACAGATATTGAACTTGATGGTGTAAATGTTAAAGTGAAAGGTTTGACAAAGAAAGTGGGCGAAACTGCATCGCTTGAAACAAGTCTTGTTGAAATTACACCCGAACTTATAGCAAAAACTGTTATCGGCAAAGAAGAAACGGCTCAGGAAAACGGATTTAAAAAAATCATTTCAAAACCGGACATTGAAGAAGGAGATTATATTGAGAACTTTGCTTTGGTATGTAAAACATTAGACGGTAAATCTTACGCAATCATTCTCTTTAAAAATGCACTTTGTACATCAGGTCTCGAACTTGAAGGAAAAGCAAAAGAAGGCTCTGCAGTGAAAGCAACATTTGAATGCTACGCTGACCTTGAAAGCGACCTTGAGACTTTACCGTATGAAATTATAGTGCAAGATTCAGAAACTGCTGCTGCAATGTCTAGAGAACTAAATGTAAAAGTTAATACTGCAGAAGAATATGCAAAAAAGCAAAAATAAACAAATAAAACAAAAAAGGAGTTAAAAGAGCGATGAACGAAACAACTCAAAACATATATAATACAATGCCGTCTCAACCGCAACAAACGATATATAACGAACATCCTCAAACACAATACAGCAATATACAGCCCGAACAATCACAAACGGAAACTGTTGCAAAACCTTATACAATCAGAAATCTTGAAGCTTCAGATGTTTTTTCTATGTTCAGAATAATTAAAAAAATAGGTATTGAAGAATTTAAGACTGCCTTTTCTTCTCCTGCCGTAGTATCGGCAATCAGTAAAATTTCTGAAGCGAAAGATGAAAAAGAAACAAATAGTGATATTTTTTCTTCTGTCGGCATTGCGGTAGTTATGGATATAGGTTGTATTATAATTTCAAATATTTCTAAATGTGAACAAGAAATTTATTCTTTCCTTTCGAGAGTCAGCGGTGTTTCTGAAGAAGTACTTCCACATATTAAACCGGCTTTGCTTTTTGAAATGATTATTGATGTAGTCAAAAAGGAAGAATTTAAGGATTTTATTGGGGTTGTTTCAAAATTGTTCAAGTAGGCGAAAATAAATTTATGGACTTGCTGTTTAAAAGATATGCAAGTCCTTTTTTGTTACTTGACAATCTGATTCAGACACATGGTTTTACAAAATTTATTATTGATTTAATTGACACATATAACGATGAACAACTCCGTGAAATATGGTTGAACAAAGTTTTTGATATGTCATTTGAGGAATTTAAAGAAAAGAATAAACCAAAGCAGGAACAAATGTTGTCTGAAGAAGAAATTGAAACAACGATAAATGAATCATACGAATTTATGAAAAGTTTTAACCCTGAAAAATAACAGAAAGGGGGAACGCAATGGAACTTTTTAAATTATTCGGAAAAATAGCGATAGAAAATAATGAAGCGAATTCATCAATAGATGAAACGACAGGCAAAGCTGAAAAATCTGAGAGCAGAATGTCTTCTGCTTTTAAAAAAATCGGCACGGCTGTTGTTGCAGGTTTTGCTACTGATAAAATAATTGAGTTTGGAAAATCAATTGTAGATGCTTCGGCAAGTGTTGCAGCGGAACAATCAGCATTTGAACAAATAATGGGAGAATATTCTGACACAGCTCAACAGAAGGTTAATGAAATAGCCGAAACAACAGGTATGGTATCAACTCGATTAACACCGTATATGACTTCTATGACAGCAAAATTTAAAGGTTTAGGCTATGACATAGACGATGCTACAACACTTGCCCAAAACGGCTTGAACCTTGCAGCCGATGCTTCGGCTTTTTGGGATAAATCTCTTGAAGATTCAATGGGGGCATTAAATTCATTTATTAATGGTTCTTATGAAGGCGGCGAAGCCATTGGCTTATTTGCAAATGATACACAATTAGCAAGTTATGCGGTCAAAAACAGTATTGTATCTGAAGCAAAAGAGTGGTCTAATCTTGATGAAGCAAAGAAGCAAGCTACAAGACTTCAATATGCACAAGATATGATGCAGGCTTCGGGTGCAACGGGACAAGCGGCAAAAGAAGCAGGACAATATGCAAATGTACAGGCAAACCTGAACGAAAAATGGCGACAATTTAAATCTCAAATCGGCGAACCGTTATTGCAAAACATCGTTATTCCGGCTATGGATAAGTTGGGCGGATTAGTCGATAAACTCAGTCAAGCTTATCAGAATTTGCAACCTAAATTACAGAATTTTAAAGAAAAAATGCAGATTGCGGGCGATTATGCAGAACAGAAATTTAAACCGGCTATTGATAGTTTAAAAAAAGGAACACAAAAATTAAAAGATGTATTCCAACCTTTAACTGACAAAATTAAAGATTTTTTTGATAACATTTCTCAAAGTGATGTTATGGAAGGTTTTAAAACTGCTGTTGACGGTGTTTCAGGTTTTGTTTCAGATTTTGGTGACCATTTGGGCAAAGCTGCCGATAATTTAAAGGCAATGAAAGAATGGGCTCAAGAGAATAAAACGGTTCTTGAACTGTTAGGAGGAGCAATAGCTATTTTAACTGCTGCAATTGTTGGATATAACATTCAACAGGCTATAAAAAATGCAGGAGGAATAGTAGAAATTACTCAACTTGCCTTAACTGCAGCAGGAGTGGCAGGTTTGACTATTGCGGAAGGACTTCATACAGCTGCGTCAACTGTTGCAACGGCGGCGACAACAGCCTTTGGTGCTGCTATGTCTTTTTTAACTTCTCCTGTAACTTTAGTTATTCTTGCAATAGGCGCTTTAATTGCCATTGTAGTATTGCTTGTAAAAAACTGGGATACTATAAAAGAAAAAGCACAGGAAATATGGCAAAAAGTAGTTGAGTTTTTTACAAATTTAAAAGAAGATATAAAAAACGTATTTACTAAAATTAAAGAAAAAATATCTGAAATTTGGAATAACATTAAAGCATCTTTTTTAAAGATTGTTGTTAATATTGTGCTTTGGGTGAAAAATAAATGGCAAGAGCTAAAGGATAAAACGAGCGAAATTTTCAACAAAGTCAAAGAAACTGTTACAAATATATGGAACAGTATAAAAACTAAAATCAGTGATTTTGTAAATAAAATTAAAACAACAGTTACTAACATTTGGGATAACATTAAAGAAAAAACATCAAATGTATTTAATAGTGTTAAAGAAACTGCTACTAATGTTTGGAACAAAATTAAATCAGCTATTGAAGACCCGATAAACAAAGCAAAAGATGCAGTGAAAAAAGGCATTGATAAAATGAAAAGTTTCTTTAATTTTAAATGGGAATTGCCAAAATTAAAAATGCCACATTTTAAAGCAAGCGGAAAATTCAGCCTTGACCCACTGTCAGTTCCTAAATTTAATATAGAATGGTATGCAAAGGGCGGTATTTTAGATGAACCCACAATGTTTGGCTTTAATAACTCAACAGGCAGTGCTATGGTCGGAGGAGAAGCAGGACCCGAAGCTGTTACGCCTATTGCTGTATTGCTTGACTATGTAAAAACAGCAGTGCGTGAAGAAAATTCAAATGTTGCATATCAAATCGAAAAACTTATTGCTTTGTTAGATGCATATTTGCCTAAAATCCTTGCAAATATGGTTAAATCAATAATTTTAGACAGTGGCGTATTGGTAGGAGAACTCGGCGGAGAATTCGACCGTAAACTAGGGGATATTTCAAAAATGAAAGAGAGGGGAATGTAAAAGTGCTTGGTGTGAAATTCGGGGATTATCATTCATTCAATGACTTTTCTCTTTATCTTTCAAATAAGAAAATTGAAGTGCCACAGCCGAAAGTTGAATTGCTTGAAGTTCCCGGTGCTGACGAAATGCTTGATTTTACGGAATTCTTTGGAGATGTGAAATATCAAAACAGAATGTTGACTTTTGAATTTTCAACAGGTGTTCACAAATCGGAGTTTATTTCTTTGTTTTCACGAATTCAAAGTGCGTTAAACGGCAGACGAATGAGTATTGTTCTTGACGAAGACCCAGAGTTCTTTTATTCGGGGAGGGTTTCCGTAAAAGAATGGAAAGCTGATAAAAACATCGGAAAAATAACGATTGACTGCGACTGTAATCCTTACAAATTAAAGAAGAAAAAAACAGTAATCACAAATGCGGTTGAAACAGAAAAAACTGTTACTTTATCGAATTTAAGAAAAACTGTTGTGCCGACTTTTAAATCTGATGCAGAAATACATATTGAATTCAACGGAAACTCATATACTATGAGCGCAGGCGAATCAAAATTTCCGTCTATAGTGTTAAAAGAGGGCATAAACACACTCAAACTGACAGGTAAGGCAACGGTAACTATTGAGTATCAGGAAGGATGTTTTTAAATGTATAAAGTTTATTGCGACAAGTGGCTTTTATATGATACTAATGTTGACGGTTTAAAAATTATTGACCCAAAATTAGATTTAGAAGTTAATAAAACAGGCTCTTTTACTTTTACAATTTACCCTTCACATCCCTATTACAGTTTTTTAAAAAAATTAAAATCAATAATTACCGTATATCAAGATAAAGAAATCATTTTCAGAGGTCGTATATTGAACGATGAAAAAGGATTCAGAAACGAAAAGCAAGTAACCTGTGAAGGGGAACTTGCTTTTTTGCTTGATTCAACACAACGTCCTTATGAATTTAAGGGTGATATTTCTGAACTTTTTACACAGTTTATAAATAATCATAATTCACAAGTTGAAGAATCTAAACGGTTTAAGGTCGGCAAAATAACGGTTAAAGACCCCAACGGATATATTAATCGTTCAGACACAACCTATCTTTCAACATATGATTCTGTTTTTAAAAAGTTGATTGATACGCACGGCGGTTATTTAAACATTAGGCACGAATCAGACGGCATCTATATTGATTATCTCGAAGATTTTACAAGACTTAATTCTCAGGATATTGAACTTTGCAAAAACATTTTAGACCTTAAAGAAATAACAAAAGGCGAAGATATTGTAACAGCCATTATACCGCTTGGTGCAAAAATTAAAGAAGAACAGCCTGAACAATCTGAAAAACCGACTGCCAATGAGAGTATTGAAACAGAACAGACGCAACAAAAAGAAGAACGGCGTTTAACTATTGAGTCTGTAAACGGTGGTAAAGATTATGTGTATGATGAAAAAGCCGTTGAACAGTTCGGATGGATATTTAAAGCAGTTACTTGGGATGATGTTACTTTGCCCGAAAATTTGTTGAGAAAAGGTAAAGAAGAATTGTCAAACTCGTTTTGGTTTACAAAGTCAATAGAAATATCTGCGGTAGATTTATCGGGAACAGATAGTAAAATATCTTCTTTTCGTATAGGTACATATAACAATGTAAAATCTCCTTTACACGATATAGAAACACTATTGCTTGTTACAAAACTTTCACTTAATTTGGCAAACCCTAAAAGCGATAAGCTGACACTCGGTGAGACTTTTAAAAGCTTTACTGAGCAAGACAAAGATGAATCAAACGACTTTAACAACAAGTTCGATGACATTTTAGGCTCTATTGAGGATATTAAAGAAGTTTATCAAGGAAATACACCGCCGTCTGATAAGTCGCTTATATGGCTTGATACTTCTGTTGTACCGCCGATTTTTAAGAAGTGGAACGGTACAGAATGGGTAATAGTTAACGATATAAACGATGAAATCAAATCTTTAAGACAAGAATTGAAATCAGAGATTGAAAAGACAAGTGAAGGTATTAAACTGGAAGTATCTGAAAACTATTATCTTAAAGATGAAACAGACAGTCTTGTTTCATCGGTTTCAACTAAACTCGAGCAGACAAAGAATGATTTTAACTTCACTTTTGAAAAGTTTAATCAAGATTTAGAAGACTTGCAGAACGGTACAAATGCAGAATTTCAAAAAATTTCTAAATACATTAGATTTGTTGACGGTAATATCATTCTCGGGGAAATAGGAAACGAATTAACTTTAAAAATTCAACACGACAGAATTTCATTTTTACAAAACAATGTCGAAGTGGCTTATTTCAATAACAGAAAGTTGTATGTTACAGACGGCGAATATACAAATTCTTTGACACTGGGCAATCTCGGCTTCATTCCTAATAAAAACGGTAGTACATCATTCAGAAAGGTAAGGTAACAAATGGCATCTTGTAAATATGACCCTTACATTGACAGGGTAAATCCATATGCAGTGTTGAATGTAACGCAGAGCTCTCAAAATATTTCAAACAACACATCTTCTGTTCGTTGGGAATTGTTGCTCTACAGACCCGCTAAAATCTATTCGGACGCTTCAAAGAAATACAGTATAGTAGTTAATGGCTCAACCGTTAAAAGCGGTACTGTAACAATAGGCGGAAGCGGTACGAAGACTATTGCAAGCGGTTACACAACTGTAAATCACAATTCAGACGGCACTAAATCAATCAACTTCAGTTTTTCTTTTCAATTTGATATAACTTGGTCGGGAACTTGGATGGGTACAGGTAAAGCGAACGGCAGTATGTCGCTTTCAAGAATTCCGAGAGCAACTACACCGTCGGTTTCTCCGTCATCCGTAACAATGGGAGAAAAGGTTTTTATAAGTTTACCGCGAGCAAGCGGGTCTTTCACACATACATTGCAATATGATTTTTATTCGGGAAAATGGGTAACATTTGCAACGAATGTCGGCACATCAAGCAGTTTAACCATTCCGTTGGATTGGGCACAGAAAATACCAAATGCCGTATCTGACAGTGCGAGAATTAAATGCATCACTTATAACGGCAATTCATATATAGGCGAAAAAATCATCAGTTTTACTGTCAAAGTGCCTTCATCTGTCGTGCCTGTTATTTCAAATGTTGATATAGAAGAAGCTGTTGACGGCTTAAATTTAAAGTTTGGGCATTATGTTCAAGGCAAAAGTAAATTAAAAGTAGCAACGACTGCTTCAGGTATTCAGGGCAGTAAAATTAAAAGTTATTCGGTCTCAGTTGACGGTGTTTCTTATTCGGGTTCAAATGTTATAACAAATTTTATCAATGAAAGCGGAACGGTTACTGTATCGGTTTCTGTTACTGATTCACGAGGAAGAAAAGCGTTGAAATCATTTGGAGTAACATTTTATGAATATGTTTTGCCGAAAATAAATGCTTTTTCTGTTATTCGTGCTAACGCACAAGGACAGGTAGACGCTATCGGAACATATGCAAACATTAATTTAAATTTTGAAATCAGTAAAATTGAAGATTTAAATGATAAAAGTTATCAAATTGAATATAAAAAGACGGATGACGATACTTGGAAAGTTTTAGGTAAATGGGAAGCGTATAGCTATAATAGTGTTTTAAACGGCGGAAACATACTTGAAGAAGATTTTACCTATAGTTTTAGGTTAACTGTTACAGATTATTTTTCAAGTGTTACGGCAGAAATAGATAATGTTCCCACGGCTTTCACTCTGATTAACTTTCATCGAAGCGGAAACTCTATGGCTTTTGGCGGTGTGTCGGAAAGAGGAGATGCCGAAAAAGTTATTGATGTAAAAATGGATATGTTCGACAAATTCGGTACTCGAATAAATAACGGTATGGCTAATTATACAGGCAACGGCGAAAATGCTATTGACCCTGATACAACCTCTGACGAACTTGTTTTAACAAACTTGCACACCCCGACAAATGAATTTATGTATATCAAAACAGTATTTTATGCTGATAAAACGATTGAAAACGCTCGGGCTCAAATTGCTATTCCCTATAGTTATACATCAAATTCAATATATCATCGCTATTTTTTCAACGGACAATGGAGTCCGTGGCGCAGAGCTGTTAACGCTGATGAGTACGAAAAAGCACCACTTTGGTATGGCGAATACTATATGAACGCTTCGCAAACTATCACTTTGACAGAGCCGGTAGAAGCGCAGCCGAACGGAATAGTTTTAGTGTTTTCAGAATACGGTGGCGGTACTGCAAAAGACAGTTGCTTTACTTCATTTTTTGTAAAAAAAACATTGATACTTGGCAAGGAAGGTGTAGGACATATGTTTTCATCGTTTAATCCGTGGGGAAACAATTTTGTAAAATATTTATATATTAGCAATCAAAAGATTGTGGGACACGAAAAAAATACATTTAACGGTAATTTGGGCGGAGTAAATATCGCAAACAACTCATATGTTCTGCGCTATGTTTACGGTGCTTAAATTTTTATATAAAGGAGCAACTATGATAAAAATTAATTTCACGAATTACAACAATGTAAAAGTAGAAAATTTATTTAAGTACGATTACGGACAAATTCTTGAAATCTCGGGAATTGACCTTCCTGAAAACTTTGAAGTTCATTTCGAGACAGACCAAGAAAATGCGATTGTAGTTAACGGTACATTTGAAAACGGTGTCGGAAAAGTTAAAATTCCCGACCTTTGCTTAATGGACTCGAAGTTAAACTTTTCAGCGTGGATTTTCGTTGAAGAAAACGGCTCGGGTAACACAGTCAAGACGATTACATTCTACCTTAACGACCGTCAAGCACCGTCCGACCAACCGTCTGACCCTGAAGAAGTTGAGAAAGTCAAAACCATTGCTGAGTATGTCAAAGAAAACGCTGACAAGGTAGCAACGGCTGAAAAGGTCGGACAGGACTTGCTGCAGAGGGCAGAAAACGGAGAGTTCGACGGTGCGACAGGTCCGCAAGGTCCACAAGGAATACAAGGTTCGAAAGGCGATACAGGACCACAAGGCGTTCAAGGTCCGCAAGGTATTCAAGGCGAAAGAGGTCCGCAGGGCATACAAGGACCGCAGGGAGCAGACTACATATTAACTGAGACCGACAAAACAGAGATTGCAGAGGCTATACCTGTCGATGACACACTTTCAGCAACTTCAACAAAACCTTTGCAAAACAAAGTTGTAAAAGAACATTTCGACAAGGTACAAGATATTCTTGCTGACGGAAAACTCAAAGACATTATCTGTTTTACTTCGGAACAAGAAGCGACAGACGGTCAGTATCTCGAATATGTGAATGGTAAGTTCAAACAAGGACTTCTTGACAAGGAATTTTACATTATGATTTTCGCAGTAGAAGAGCCTATAATTCATAGTGATACTGTGTATCAGGGTATTTATGTTGTTACGAAAAACGCAACGATTGATGTCGGACATATTCCTGAATTAGTTTATATGGAAGAAATGCTTGATAGACTTGAAAGAATGGTTCAATCGCACGATGAAACTGTTTCGCAAATCACAAAAAATTATCAGGTGATGCTAGCAGGTCTTAGCAGTCTTAATTCTTCACAAAATGAAATGCGAGATAATATGCCAAGAGAAATCTCGAATAATATTTACCCCGTCGGAATAATAGTACCGTTCGCAGACAATCTCGACCACAGCAGTTTTCTTGGTTTCACTTGGGAGCGTTGTCTCGTCGGCAGAACACCTGTCGGCATTGATGCAGAAGACTCGGATTTCAATGAAGTCGGAAAACAACTCGGCGAGAAAACGCATTTGCTCACTGATAAAGAAGCACCGAAACTAAAACCTCGTGGAAGTACTTCGATAGTTTCCGACAATGACAATGACTTTGCGGGACCGTCATATAACGGTCTCGGCGAGCCACACAATAACATTCAACCGTCAGAAGTTGTGGCATTCTGGAAAAGAGTAAAATAAGGGGGTGGAGAAATGGAATGGACAGTAGTTACAGTCATTATTGCGATTGTAGGACTAATCGGGACGGTAGCAGTTCCGCTTGGGAAAAATACCAAAGCGATGACACAACTCGCAGAGCAAATCAATCACTTGAATTTTCGTATCACTGACGACGAAAAAGATTTTTCTGAGTACAAGCAAAAAGCAAGCCTGCGACACGAAAAAATCTTTAAAAGTCTTGATAAACACGAGACAGAATTAATAAATCACGAATACAGACTTAATAATCTTGAAAAGGAGAAAAAACAATGAAAAAAGCAATGTTATCACAGCCTATGGCTGGCAGAACCGATGAAGAAATTATTGCTATAAGAGAAAAAGCAGTCAAAGAACTTGAAAGTAGAGGCTATGAAGTAATCAACACACTTTTCACAGATGAATGGCATAGTCCTGAGCAAATGAAAAAGCGTGGAGTTATTCAAATTCCTTTATGTTTTCTTGCGAAATCCCTTGAGAATATGTCTTTGTGTGACGCAGCATATTTTTGTGACGGTTGGGAAAACGCACGAGGATGTAAAATTGAACACGATGCAGCGAAAGCATACGGTCTTGAAATAATTTATGAAAAGGAGAAAAAACAATGAAAATTAATTGGAAATTGCGTTTACAAAACAAAACCACACTTGTAACATTGATTACTTTAATAATTACATTTATTTATCAGATTTTATCTTTTTGTGATGTAGTGCCTAAAGTATCACAGGAAGAAATCACAAACGCACTGTTGATTTTAGTCAACATTTTTGTTGTATTGGGTGTAGTAGTTGACCCGACAACTGACGGTGTAGGCGACAGCGAACAGGCGCTTGAATATACAGAGCCTAAAAAACTTGATAAATAAGGAGTTGAGAATATGAGTAAAATATGTTTTGCAATCGGACACGGAAAATCTGAAAAAGGCGGATATGACAGCGGTGCAACCCACAAAGAATATCACGAGTTCAAAATCGCTAAAGAAATCGGAAAGTATGCTCAAGAGTATTACAACTCACATTACAACGAGCATTGCGACTTGATGAACTACAACGGCGATTTGTCGCTTAAACAGAGAATAGCGAAACTTCAAGATGATACATACGACCTTGTAGCAGAGTTCCATTTGAACGCAGCGGGCGGTCAGGGTACTGAATGTTATTATCATCACAAATCAGAGCGTGGTAAAAAACTTGCACAGGCTGTTACTGACGAGATTTCAAGCACTCTCGGAGTTAAAAACAGAGGTGCAAAAATCAAACTCAACGCATTTCGCAAAGATTATTTCGGCATCATCAGACAAACCAAACCTTGTGCAATCTTAATTGAAACGGTGTTTATCGACAGTTCCGACCTTGAAACTGTCAAGACTGCTGACGGTCAAAAAAAATGCGGTGAAGCAATCGCAAGAGCGGTAGCAACGGTAAGAGGTTTAACAGCAGTTGAAAAACCCACTGTGCCTGAACAAAAGCCCGAAAACAAACCGTCAAAACCAAAGCCGAATTTCATTGACCCTGTTGTATGGCAGAACGGCAGTACACCCGAGAATGTTTACTCTGCAACGGATTTAAGCGACAAAATCGGCTCTTTAGACCCATACGAAAAATGCAAATGCCTTGCAAAATACAAGGGCAGATATTTGGTGTGTTACAAAGTAAACGGTACAAATACATACAAGACAGGATTTGTAAAATACTACGGCAAAGTCGAGTAAAAAGAAAGGGGTGCAGTCAACTGCGCCCCTGTTTTGTTATTTGTTTTCTTCAATAAATTTTTCAATGGCTGATTTTAAAACGCTTGCTTGAGAAATGTTTTTTTCTTTGCAAATTTCTTTAAATTCTGATACCAATTCTTTAGATAACTGAGCACTGATACAAGTATAAACTTTTTTATTATATCTGCGTTTGACTTCACTGCTTGTCGTTGTTTTTCTTTTTTCTTGCATAACTTATTAACTCCTTTATATCAAAGATTGAAACTATTAAAACGGCAATCGCTGTTATAAGTGTTAATATTTTTAAAATAGGAGAGAAACCTATAATAAAACCTAAAATTATGAAAAATGATAAAATTGTAGGCAAAAATATTTTAATCACTTGAAAATCATCCTTTCATATGCTATAATATAACTGTCTTAAATGAGGGGAGTTTTTCGTCTTCCCCTCGCCGACGATTAGTTCTTGAATAGTGTGATTATCGCAACGATGGCTAAAACGATTTGCGTAACCGTATTCACTATTTCAAGGACTATTTTTTTGTCCTTCATAGCAGGTACCTCCTGTAATTATTGTCGAGTGATTTCCTCTCTCAACATTTATAATTATATCATACTAATATTAGTATGTCAAGGCTTTTTTGAAATTTTTTAAATTTTTTTAGAGGAAAAGGGAACAGGAGCAGTTTTTACTGCTCCTGTTTTTGCTTATGTAGAAAAAGATAAATAAAAAATGTCTTGCAAAGCAGTCGGTTTATAGTGTTGATAGGATGACTGCCCTACAAGACAATAAATATTATATCAATTTTCCATTATTTTACAATGGAATTAATTAAGAAAACTGTTGCGTTTATTTAACTTATAATTTCTGTTGCAGTACCATTGCAGTACTTTAGTATATTTTTTAACAAAATTTGGCTCTATATCTATGTTTTAAGTATATAAAGCGTGGTCTCTCGCACCAAAGCTACTGTTTTACAGTAGCTTTTCTTTTTTATACAGGAAAGCCCACCGTTACAGGCGGGCTTTTTTTGTATAAACAAAACCACGCGATAGTCG